GAATATATAGAGTTTTGTCTTTATATTCTAATAGATTATGGAAAATGAATTAACGAATCAAATTACACAATTATTAGCAGAATATATCAGAGGGTCTCTACAAACATCGAATACGACGCCAAGTACTGCATCGACCTCGAATACGACGCCAAGTACTGCATCGACCTCGAATACGACGCCAAGTACTGCATCTACAACTACTACTATTATGCAAGATCGTCAATTGGATACCATATACGATTTACATCACGGTTACAACAGAGTCATGGAACAATATCAAATGAATATATCAAATCTGATTAGAACTATACATACGTCACAAAATATAATGATTGCGAGTAATACCAGATTATCTAATCGTATTCCAACTCCTGTTTCAATGTCTGGAAATCAGACAACGCAAGGAATAAGACATAATATATCTCAAACACGGGTTCCAATTACTCCAATTTCGAGACCAAACAATCAAACAAATTCGGCATCAATACCGAATCTGCCTAACGTGCAAAATATACCCAATATACCAATGAATGAATTAGACGCACGAATATTATTTTCTTATTTAATACAACAACCGCAAACTACAGATACTTCATCGACCCCCCTAACACGTACGGCAATTGCCCAAGCTACAAGAACGTATGGTTATACTGAAGAAATGAGTACTCGTGATGCTAGTGGTAACTTATGTCCAATTTCATTGGAACCATATCAAATTGGTGATGTAGTATGTGAAATAATTGGATGTAATCATATATTTCGTCGTCCTGCACTTATGAATTGGTTACGTAGAAGCTCACTATGTCCAGTATGTCGATATAATTTACACAATTATGTACCCACTGCACCCGATACTGCCGCACCCGATACTGCCGCACCCGATACTGCGGCACCCGACACTGCTGCACCCGATACTGCTGAACATGTTGTTCCATCTATTCCATTTCCACAATTGATAGATCTATCTGGTACAAGTATATTCAGTTTAGAGTTTGAAATGCCGTTGTCTAGTGAAAATGCAGAAGAAAGTGATGTCTCTGATGTGGAACAAGATTTATCGGTAGATTAACCTCCATTTCCAATCATATACACCCTTGAATATCCAGCGGTATAAATTAATTAAACAGTGCAAATCTTCATCAATGTACAAATATTCATTTTTGCGTGAAGTAATTAAATAAAAGTTGTCTTGTTAATACAACTTTTTATTATGTTTTCAAATTGGTTTCCTACAAAAATTAACAATAGAGTTGGATTTGAAGATATATTACATGCGATATCACACAAGGATGATTATCTATTAATCAATACATTATCAAGCGACGCACAAGATTGTCTCATACAAAACACTATTTCAATGGATTTAGAAGAACATACAATAAACCAAATAATAAATCAATCAAATCAATGTGTAAAAAAAGTTATTGTATATGGGAAAAACGGAACAGACGACAATGTGGATAACAAATACCAACAACTGATCAATTTAGGTTTTTCCGAGGTCTATATCTATAGTGGTGGGTTATTTGAATGGACACTATTACAAGATATATATGGGGTTGATCATTTTCCAATGACGTCTAATATAAATGATATTTTAAAATATCGCCCAAGAGGACGTCTCCAACATCTACGAATTTCTTAGCATTATTATACATTTATACCGCTGGACATTTGTAACGGGACGCCCTTTGGGCGTCATTTCAAATTCCACAGCGGTATCTGACCTATGGATGCTCAAAATGTCCCATTTTGAATGTCCGACGGTTTAACATTATTTAGTAAAAGAATGTTAAAAATATATTTTACCATCATGAATTCATTGGTTTAACCAATAAAATTGATAGTAATCGCATGATTTTATAGGCCCGCAACTATCGGTTTAACATATTAATTAACTTAACACACAAAATGGATCTCGTGCAAAAAAAACTCTCCAAATCCGAATGGATGAATGTGGAAATTTTGGTGGAGGAAAAGGAACGCGAAATTCTTAAAATGATTGTAGATGGTTATCATGATGTGAATATACGTTCTAATTCAACCAAATCGATGTTATCTCTCATGAAAATTGATGGTGCATCTAATGGTAATATTCATGATCACTTATATACACAGTATTTCAAACAGGATATTGAAAAATTGAAAACAAAATATGCTTCCTTCTTGGTTTTACCCGATTCCGATAATAATAGCACATCAACATCGAATGAAAAAAAGAAGAAGAAGAAAAAACAGGTAACATTAAACAAAGGAGAGTTGATTCGAATACAATCTATGGATAAAAAATTGGACACTTCAAAAAATAACGTATTTGAATATATCTTAATTGGATTTTGCAAAGAAATCTTACATGCATTATATAAACATAAGCCAAATTATGCATTTTATTTATATACGATCATACAAATTGAACGCGCGACCATAGAACATGTAAATACATATGTATTACAATTTGTTCAACATGTTCGAAATTGTACGTTGCAATTATTGAACATGCGTGATGTTTTAAATCAATCCTATGAATTTATTGAAAAAAACCCGTATTTATTAAAATACGAGGACCGTGTATTGTTTGAACATCAACGACGTATATTTAACACGTTTCGTGTTAATTCTGAAAATCAAAATACATATAATAAGTTGAAATCTATGACGAATGTTGGCGCAAAATTGGTTTTATATACAGCACCAACGGGAACTGGTAAAACCCTGACGCCATTGGGATTATCAGAAGGTCACCGTATCATATTTATTTGTGCTGCTAGACATATTGGGTTGGCGTTGGCTAAATCGGCCGTTTCAATGAACAAACGAATTGCGGTTGCATTTGGATGCGAAACAGCCGATGATATCCGTCTTCATTATTATGCCGCATCCGATTACACACGCAATAGAAGAAGTGGTGGTATAGGAAAAGTGGATAACAGTGTGGGTGATAAAGTACAAATCATGATTTGTGACGTACAATCTTACATTATTGCAATGCATTACATGTTAGCATTTCAACCCGATTATCATTCAAGTATGAGTGATGACGATGTTAAAGAATACGAGTCAGGTGGTGTGAATATTTCGCCCGATGCGGATTTGATTACTTATTGGGATGAACCAACTATTGCAATGGATTATGACGATCACCCGTTACACGAAATGATGCGTACGAATTGGGCTGAAAATAAAATATCCAAAATGGTATTGTCTTGTGCTACACTTCCATGTGAAGAAGAAATACAAGAGACAATTGGAAATTTCCGTAGTCGATTCTTAAACGCCAGTGTAGAAACAGTTTCCAGTTATGATTGTCGTAAATCGATTACATTGTTGAATGAACAAGGAAAAGCTGTGGCTCCTCATTTGTTATACGCAGATTTCCAAGACTTGGTTACTTCGGTTGAACATTGTACCAAAAATAAATCCATGTTGCGCTATTTCGATTTACGTGAAATCATCACCTTTATTACAAAAGTGCATTCCATAAAAGGGGCATTAAACGAAGCATATTACATCGAAAACTATTTTGGCGATAATATTGCAAAAATAACAATGAACAATTTGAAACTGTATTACATGGATATTTTACGGAATATAAATTCAGAATATTGGAAGGAAATCCATAGTGATATTACAGAGAATCAACGCGGAATGTTTCAAACAACTGATCTGCGACGATTTCAAAGTTTGGAAACTCCTCGGAATATGGGAGGAGGTCCATTGATGCGAACACAAAGTATATCAGTAACATCACAATCGAATCAAAATGCTCTAGAAAAATCGAGATTACCATCGACAGGAGTATATGTTACAACAACGGATGCTCATACATTAACAGATGGTCCTACAATATTCTTAACAGAAGATGTTGAAAAAATAGGAAGGTTTTACAAATCACAGTCAAATATACCAGAACGGGTATTTGCTGAGATATCTTATAAAATTGGACATAATAGCGCAATACAGCGAAAATTGACGTCATTAGAACAACAACTAGAAGATAAAGAAAATGCCGCATGTTCTACAGACACTTCCAAAAACGATCGTAAATTAAATCGCGACACAGTTTCTCCTGAAATACGCGCTCTTCGCCGTCAAGTAGAAGAAATGCGTAAAAATATACAGAGTGTAAAACTAGATTCTGTGTATATTCCAAACACACCAGAACATCAACGTATATGGTATGATAATGAAAATACCAAACAGAATGCATTCCAACCCGATATTGCAGAAGAAGATGTATGTGATATTATGGCGTTGGACGTGAGCGACGACATGAAATTATTGTTATTATTAGGAATTGGTGTGTTTATTGATGAAAACAAAGCGAATCCCAAATATATGGAAATTATGAAACGATTGGCGTATGAGCAGCGTTTATTTATAATATTAGCGTCTTCTGATTATATCTATGGAACGAATTATCAATTCTGTCACGGATTTATTGGAAAAGATTTAAAACAAATGACGCAACAAAAGACGATTCAAGCAATGGGTCGCATTGGTCGCAACCAAACACAACAAGAATATACTGTTCGGTTTCGCGATGATTCCATGTTATTACAACTCTTTCAACCTCCGCTTGAAAATAAAGAAGCTGATATTATGAATCGCCTATTTCAAAGTGATGAATAGACATCCCTGTAATGTAACCTTACCCGATAAATATTAAAAAATATACCTATATATTAAGTCGAATAATTATGTCTAATCCCAAACGTCTAGCAGAAGGGAGTTATGGATGTGTTCATAATCCACCATTGAAATGTAAAAATAAACTATATAATCCAGACCAAACAAAAGTTTCAAAAATATTAACAAAAAAGAATGCAAATGGTGAATTAAAAGAATTTAAAATAATTCAAAAAGCAGATAAAAAAGAACATTTTCATTTAGGAAAACCGGGGTCTTGTTTTCCAGATAATAATGAAGCAAATCAAATAGCTATTAATCAATGTGGACGATTTGATAGTGTTCATATAAATAAGTATAAATTGTTATTATTAAAAAATGGCGGTCAAGATTTATCCAATATAGAAGATAAATTCAAAAAATTAAAAATAAATTACGTCAACAAACGTAAATTAGAAGAATTTTGGTTAGATATGTCTCGTTTAATATATGGTTCCAAAG